AGAGGTTGACCCAATGACTGAGGTACTATCGCACAGATAATTCATTACCTGCTGGGCTTGTTCTTCCTCGTTCTCATTTTCATCGATGTCAATGCCATAATCGGAGGCTATAGCTTGCCAAGTCTGTTCACTGTATTCGCAACAAATAGCGATAACATCAAGCTCAATTTCTTCACCAGTATCTCGCTCATAAGATTCGAAATAATCCCATAATTGCTCCAAACCTTCGTGACTAAAGTTATCGGGTCGAATAGCCTTAAAAGCTTGTCTAAAGTCTGAGAACGTGACAGTTGTTTTCATGTTTAACCTCTTAAAAGTTAGGCCGTAGCCTTTCCCTGCAACATTGCAGGCCATAGCATCCTAGCAGGACGCTACAGTCTGCAAAGTCACTTAAGCGACAGACAAGTGAGTCACTTTGCCTTCATTGCTATCTCGTGCCTTAGCGTATGAGACACGCCTAGAGCTACCGTAAGCCTTTAACACTGCGTTCATGTGTGAAGCTGTTGTTCGTGTGTAATAACCTCCCCAGTCTGTCACGAGCTGGCCTTGTTCGTTACGGTAGACAATCACTGTACGGTGTAGCGTGTAGCGTTGACCGTCTGTGTGTGCATTGTGACAATGGGCTGATTTCCCGTTGACGAAGGCTTGTGCTGTTTGTTCAATAGTTGACATAATAATAACCCTTTACTTTGTGAGGACGTTAGTTCTGATACAGAACGTCGAAATAAGCGAGAGCACCGCCTGCAAGCATTAAACCCAGCAGGACAGCAAAACAGACATCAATGATTTTATCTAACATTTTATTGACCCTTTGCATAGTTACGAAGTGACTTGATATAACCCAGCTTGTCAGTGTGGGCTTGAGTGTTACCTTGCCAAGCCACTACAATAGACCCTGACTTGCGTACACCTAGGAACCTGCCTTTATTGGCCTTAGTGCCTGCGTAGACCATCTGCCCAGCCTGTACGTGCTTGAGCAGGTCTACAGGTACAGCCCAGATGTCAAATATAGATTGATATTTCATGATTGTGTTGCCTTTCCGAATTTAATTACAATATAACCGCCCGATGATCTCTCATAGTCTTCGTGACAGATGCCTGACTGCATCAGTTGCCTTGCAGTCCTAAGCTCTATAAGCTCACGCCTGAGCACGTCATAACTACCATAACTGGCTAAGTGCTTGAGGATTTTCTCTGTAGTCTTGTTCATGGTTTACTCTCCTTTGGTTGATAAAATATAAACAATAGATTCTTTATGCTTTAATGATGTGACATCACATCTATCATATATGCTGGCAACTCTTGAAGCCTCAGCTACTTGTTCAGGTGTGTAGGTTGCAATGATGGCCTCAGCTTTAGCTTTGCGTGTATCCAGTGAATTAAATACTGATCTCATGTTTACTGTGTTTTCCATTATGTATCCTTTGTTTGTTTATCTAATTGCCTAAGCAGACTGCAGTATCTCAGTTGAACCTTACGTGAAACTTACAAACACAGGTTTTAGACAATTATTTTCATTATTTAAACCCTTACGTATAAACCCTAATGTTTTTTATGGCCTGAGCCATTTAAACCGCTTTAGAGCGTTTATTCCTATTTTGCATACTAACCCCTTCGCAAGTGTTATCCACACCACAAGTCATAGTTATCCACAATTCCAACTCTTATATAAGACTTAACCTGTGCATAACTGTATACCCCTAGCAGTACTTTATCCACAGCCTGTGTATAACTTGTGTATAACTCTAGTGTTGCTTAAATACAACACTTATACCCTACCCAGTACTTCTAAGGGTAAACCCTGTGTTGCTTAAAAGAGACATCAGAGGATCCTACACAGTCCTACACGCCCCAACATTGTAGATGCGAATGATTCTCATTTAGATCTAGATAGTATGTACACTTATGACTTTGAAGTAAGCACTAACTAACTTCAGAGCTACTACAATGTAAGTGAGTACTAACTTCATAGGGGGGAGGGTCATCGTAGCTATGAATGTTATTGCAGGAGCCTCTGAAGTACACAAAAAAGTAAAACTAAAAAGGATTAATTAGGGACAGATGAAGTAACCATAAGTACTTGATTTATAAAGTAAAAGTAGTGTAGACTACAAAGTATCTAAAATGCAGTGTAACGGTGTACAGAAGTGTATACAATCTAGGATAAGTACAGACAAGTTGTACACCTTAGCAAGGGAACTATGAAGTGAACATATATGTGACTACAATCACATGAAAGAAGAAATATATGTGTACAAGACAATAAAAGCTTGACAAATAGACAAAAGTATGATACAATATTCTCTATAGCAAATAACTATGTTTACTAAGTAGCCTGACCCCACTACTAAGTTAGTCTGAGATGACTGATCTGTACACCCTAGTAGGGGAACATAGAAGTTAAAACACACTTAGATTAATTTAAGTTGTATTTAATACATACTTACTAAGTAAATTAATATTAATTACTTATAATGTTATGTCTATATAACTTAAGTATAATGTCTTAGTACTATATAGTACTATACTTAAAAGTCTCCCTATATAGGACAAAGACAATGCAAGAAACTAAGCAAGATGATGTCTCAATGGTTATGTCGCCTAAACTGCGTGGTAAGGGTAGACCTCCAAAGACTGACCTTCAAGCTGTTAAGAACAGAACTAAGAATAAGGTAGGTAGACCTGTAGGTGATGCAGGTAGACTTCAAGAGTTCAAGGAGAGGTTACTAGCCACAGGTGGTACTAGAATCCTTGATAAGATGATTCAGATAGCCTTGGATGATGATCATCCGGGACAGATGGCAGCAATTAAGTTAGCAATGGATAGAATATTACCAGCTTCAGTGTTTGATTCAGCTAAGAGTGGTGGTAGTATGCCTCAGATCAGTATTAACATCAGTGGCCTTAATAGTCCTATTGTGTCTACCAACGATGAGATTATCGACGTGGAAACCACTGACGTATGACACAGTTAAACTTTCAACTGCTTAAGTGGCAACAAGAGGTCTTTAAAGACCCTACAAGGTTTAAAGTAGTTGCAGCAGGTAGACGTTGTGGTAAGTCAAGACTGTCAGCTGTATCGTTATTGATTGAAGGTTTAAACTGTCCCGATGGTTCAGCTGTGATGTACATAGCACCTACCTTGGGACAAGCTAGAACGATTATGTGGGACTTACTGCATGATCTAGGTAGACCTGTGATTAAGTCCAGTCATGTGAATAACTTAGAGATTACTCTAATTAATGGTCGTAAGATCCTAGTTAGAGGTGCTGACAATCCTGATTCTCTGCGGGGTGTTTCCTTAATTTACGTAGTTTTAGATGAGTGTGCTTTCGTTAAAGAAGATGTATGGCAGAAGATTATACGTGCCTCACTGTCAGATAAGAAGGGTAGAGCTTTATTCATCTCAACTCCTAGTGGTCGTAACTGGTTCTACGATGTCTTCAATTTAGGTAAGTTTGAGGATGAAGAGGATAGAATTGATGAGGAGTGGAAGTCATGGCACTTTACCACTCAGGACAATGAAACCATTGATCCTAAGGAGATTGAGGCTGCTAAGAGAACATTGAGTTCCTTTGCATTCAAGCAGGAATACCTGTCTAGCTTTGATACCTCAGGTGCAGATGTCTTTAAAGAGGAATGGTTCAAGACTTCAGAGGAACCTAAGAGTGGTAGCTACATTGTAGCCATTGACTTAGCTGGGTTTGAAGAGGTTGGTAAGAATGCAGGTGCATCTAAGAAGAGACTGGATGAGACAGCTATTGCAGTTGTTAAGTTAAAAGATAATGGTGATTGGTGGGTAGATAAGATACAGCATGGTAGATGGGACATCAGAGAGACTGCTGTGAACATTTTGAAGATTGTAAGAGACTATCAACCAACAGCTGTAGGTATTGAGCGAGGAGCATTGAAGAATGCAGTACTGCCCTATCTGACTGACTTGATGAGGAAGAATAACATCTACTCACACATTCAGGACTTAACTCACGGTAATAAGAAAAAAGCTGATAGGGTTGTCTGGAGCTTACAAGGTCGCATGGAGCATGGAAGGGTATCCTTCAATGAAGATGAGGACTGGAGTGAGTTCAAGGATCAACTAATTATGTTTCCCACAGCTGGTGTACATGATGACTTAGTAGATGCTCTAAGTTACATTGACCAACTGGCTATTGCTTCTTACAACAGTGACTACGAAGAAGAAGAGTGGGAAGTTTATGACAAGATTTCAGGATACTAAAGGGTAAAAATTATGGCAGAAGACATTGGTAAAGACAGTCCCTTTGAGGAACCTACAGAGTCTGAGAAGGAACTAACTTCTTGGATTGTTGACCACACAGATCGCTGGCGTGACCACCGAGATGCTAACTACATTGACCTGTGGGAAGAGTATGAGCGTATCTTCCGAGGTCAGTGGGCTGCTGAGGATAAGCAACGTGAGTCTGAGCGTAGCCGTATCATCTCTCCAGCCTCTCAGCAAGCTGTTGAGACTCGTCACGCTGAGATCATGGAAGCTATCTTTGGTCAGGGTGAGTTCTTTGACATCCAAGATGACGTTATGGATGTCAATGGTAATCCTTTTGATGTTGAACAAATCAAGGTTCAACTACACGAAGACTTCAAAAGAGATAAGATTAAGAAGTCCATTGACCAGATTGAGTTAATGGCTGAAATATATGGTACAGGTATTGGTGAGATCATTGTTAAGACTGAGAAAGAATATACTCCATCTACTCAAGCCATTCCCGGTATTGCTAATGCAGCAGCTATTGGAGTTCAAGAGAAGGATCGTACAGCTGTTAAGATCAAGCCTGTCAATCCTAAAAACTTCCTCATTGATCCTAATGCTGATTCCATTGACGATGCTCTGGGCGTTGCTATCGAGAAGTACGTTTCCATTCATAAGATTGTGGCAGGTATCGAGAGTGGGATTTACAAGAAAGTAGACATCACACCTCAGTATGATGATTCCAAGCTTGAAGCTACACAGGATCTACGTAACTTTGAAGACGATAAAGTAAAGCTTCTCACATACTATGGCTTAGTGCCTCGTGAGTACTTAGAAGGCATGGAAGAGGGTGACACTGAGATCACAGACCTGTTTCCAGATGACTCAGTAGCTGATAACCACTCTGACTTAGTTGAGGCTATCATTGTGATTGCCAATGACTCAGTGCTATTGAAGGCTGAAGCTAATCCTTACATGATGAAGGATAGACCAGTTATTGCCTACCAAGACGATACAGTGCCCGGTAGGTTCTGGGGTAGAGGTACGATGGAGAAAGCCTACAATATGCAGAAGGCTATTGATGGTCAGCTTCGTGCTCACCTAGACTCCTTAGCCCTCACCACAGCTCCAATGATTGCTATGGATGCTACAAGGCTTCCTCGTGGTGCTAAGTTTGAGATTAAGCCCGGTAAGGCTATCTTGACCAATGGTGCACCTTCTGAGATCTTGTATCCTTTCAAGTTTGGTCAGACTGATGGTAACTCAGCAGCTGCAGCGCAAAACTTTGAACGTATGCTCCTGCAAGCTACAGGCACAGTTGACAGCGCAGGTATGCCATCTAAC